CCCCAGCAGACGCCCGATGATGCGCAAGCCTTCACTGGTATCGGTGAGGCGTTCAAACTCCTTAATCCACTCGATGGCCTGCTTGACGGCACTGACCACACGCTCAAAGGCGTTGGCCATCTTCTCGAGCACCGAGATGAACGTGCCGTCCTTCTGCATGTCCGAGATTTTATCGGTCAGCATCGTAATAAAGGGCTCAATCGCCGCGTAGGCCGCCTTCGCCCCACGCTCTACGACTTCTAAGCCCTTACCGACCTGCGTCCAGAAGAAATCAATCTGCGGGCCGTGCGCATCAACCCAATCACTTATAAAGTTCAGCAGCCGGGTGAACACCGGCATAAACGTAGACATAATGCGGTCGCTAACCGCACTTAGCGTTGCTAGAAAACGCCGCCACGCCACGGACAGGGCGGTGCCCTGTTGCGCCAGCTTTTCGTTATCTACGCCTATAGATTCCTGTGTACGTTGATAGGCGCGAGCGTAATTTTCCAGGAGTTCAGGGGATTCGCGTAGTATCCGGAAGGTCTGATCATCAATACCGAGGCGCAGGGCGTATTGGTGCGCCACGTCGCGCGGGTACCGCCTGAAAAAATTCCCTAACTCTTTGGAGATCTCAACAAAGCCGCGAAGCTGACCCTGGGCATTCCGGGTACGGATGCCCATTGCGTGGAGCAGACCCTCATACCCCCGGTTGTCGCGGATGTTCTTGTAGAACTGCTCCATTGACTGGAGCGCTTCGTTGTGCGAACCACCTAGCTGCGAAACCGCATAGGCAAAGGCCCGAATATCCTTAACGGAGGTGTGTGTGCGCTGCGACGTGTAGGCGAGGCGCTCGAACCCAAGCGCCATATTGGCAATTGCCTTACCGACAACCTCTGCCGCCTGCTCAAAGGCTGTTCCGAGCAAGTTAGCTCCCAGGCTAGCCTTTAGCAGGCTAGACTGGAAGTTCTTCTCGCTGTTTGTATCGATCTTGAACCCAAGACGTACAAACAGCTCCCGGAGAATGCCGTCGGCGGCTGCCATTACTTCTTCTCCTGTGCCGCCTGTGCTCGGCGTCTATTCTCTTCCTCTACGTCAAGAGCATCGTTCATATCAGCGATGTCTCTTAAACTGTAGCGGTCGGTTTTGAGCTCCCACCAGAAACACAAGCCTGCCCGAACCGGCCGCCAAAGATAGTCACTTTGGTCCGGCATCTTTACGGGCGTGAATTCTATCTTACTGCCGCTTCCGGCGCCGAGCTCGGGGCGGGGGCGGCTTTCATAAAAGACGCAAGGCTCTCTTGGAAGACATGGTAAATGATGAGACACATGTCCATCACGTCGATGTCATCAAAGTTGATGCGCTCGCGCTGCGCATTCCAGACAGGCAGCATCCCCGCCCCCTGCCGCCGCATCACGGCACTGAGGCACTTGGCAATGATGAAATTGCGGTGGTCATCCGGGACTTGGCTGACAGCCTTGCCAAAGGACTCAATAAGCTTAGGGTCAATGCCCTTCAGGGGATCTATGCCCTCGTCGTCGGGGAGCGGGAGGCCTTGTGCGCGGAGGATCTCGCGTTGCCGGGAGCGCTCGTACTCCTCCAGGATGCGCTTGCGGATGACGGGCATCACATCGCTAACGATGCCAATCAGGCCCGCCAGCTTACACGCGATGCCGAACGCCGTAATCGGGTCTAACCGGGTCGAGACGTATTGCTTGCCCGATACTTCAAAGTCAGCCATGGGAAAACGTTACCCCGCGAGGGTGGGATTGCCGTTACCCAGGGTAGGCTCAATGCGGCCGACGTTAAAGACCCATTCGTTCGTGCCGCCGTCCTTGGCGTTCACGTTGTCGGGGAACTTACGCAGACCACAACCCAGGCAGACGAACAGGTCGCCCGTGACGGGGTTGCGGCACGTGATGGTCCCACGGCCGTAGTAGGCGCTCGACGATGTCTCGTAGTTATAGAGCGCCGAGAAGGTGTGGTTGAGCGGGGAGGTTTTGAGGAGGCGCACCGTGACGGTGCCGCCCTGCGAGGCGTGCAGCGAGTGCATCCAGTCGCCGTCGGCGCCGTTGACCTTGCTGGCCTTGTCCTCGTCAAAGGCGATCGTAATGCCTTCCTCGGCGATGCCCCCGGAGGACATGTCGAAACTGCCAAAGCTGCCCGTATAGGCAGCCAAGAAGTCAACGAAGGAGTAAACTCCACCGGCCATAGCTGACCACCTTAGCGATTGACGTTGATACGAACGTTGGCGAAGTGCACCGCACCGGCCAGCTTGACCGCCACCTGAATGAACGGCGTCTTGCGGGCCTCACGATCTGCCTGCGCCTGCGTCGCAACCGGCGGACAGAATGTGTAGTAACCACGCGGCAGCGTCTGGCCTCGCTTGATCTGACCGAAGCCGTCCGCATTCCACTGACCCCCCGCGATGAGGCCGTTCCGAACGCCGGCTTCCAGCGAGTTGTTGATGGTGTTGACGATTTCCGTCATACCCGCATCGGTCTGCGGGATCTTGGTCTCTGACTGGTAGAAGAGGTTGAAGAGGTCAACCTGAACCTTGTTCTGGAGCCAATCGAGGCCGTGGACTTCGTCGAAGAAGTACCCGTTGGCCATCACGGACTCTTGCGTGATGTCCACTTCGTTGTCGTACTTAACGTAGACGTCGCAGTTCTTGGACTTAAGCGTCGCGGCCTGCGTCTCAGTCAGCACCTCTCCGACAACGCCCGGCTGCTTCTTGAACTTCATCGTAATGGTCGTGTTGCTACCCTCAAAGTTGACGGTAGCGGCGCGGCCGATGAAGGAGGCGACGGCGTAGGGCGAAGATGACGAATACTGCGAGTGCGTCTTGGAGTAGGCGAAGCTCTTGAGCTGACTGCACACGTCAATGGTGCTGGTCGAATCCAGCACGGTGACATCCTGAACCGTGAGGTGGTACTGCCGCGCCCGGCCGGAAGCCTCGATGAAGGCGGCGACGGCAAGGTGGTCCGCCGTGGCGGGCGGGGTGGCGGTGGCGGTGGACAGGAAGTACCACGCTCCGCTTACGTCAGCGAGCGTCTGAGTCGCCTGGATCAGGGTTTCCGGGGCGCTGCCCGGAACCGGCAGCGAGGCCACACCGCTCGTCAGGCCCATGATGGCGCTGATGTCGGTGCCGGTGCCCGTCGGGGTGGCGTAAAGAACGCGCGAGGTGGCGCCCGTGGTCCCAGACATCACGGTGAAGCGATTCTGCACCGCGTCCCATGTGACGCTGGCCGCCGGCTGACTCACCCGGATGGCAGCCTGTACGACAGCGGCCACGCTGTTGAGGTTGGTGGATGTGGTAAAGTTCAGGCCCGCGAGCGTCACGGTGCCGGAATCGATGGTGATGGCCATCGAACCGTCCGTGATGGTATTGTAGTTCGTAATAAGGCGGTCCGTCGGAGTGCGCACACCCCCACGAAGCAACCCCGGCGTTGCGGTCTGAGCCCAGCGCCCGATGTAGAGGAGGTCCGGCTTCGGGCTCTGTGAAAAGTACAGGAGGGCCCACTGATACTCCGGGGAGAGGTAGCCGAAGTCGGACGCCACCTGCTCCGCCGTCGAATACTGGCGATAGCGCTCCGCAATATCGATGATGTTGGAAGAGCCCAGAACCAGTGGAAGGCCGAAGTTACGATAGCCGGTCGCTAGCGGGCTAATCGTAACGTCAACATCAACAATGTCAGAAACCGAGAGCGCCTGAACCATCGCTAGACCTCAACAGAGATGGACCGGTTCGGTCCCTTATCCGTGCCAATGGTGCCTTGCACCGTCTTAACCCGCTGAATGGCGTAGGTATATTCAACGCGTCGCCTCAGTCGGAAGGACACGTCATACCGGTTGCGCCACAGATTGTTCGGTCGGTCCGGCAGGTGTACGATCCGACCGATGTCGACTAGGTTGAGTCCCTTGTCTATCATATCTTCACGGTTCTGGCCAAGGTAGAGGCCATTCCACAGCATGTCGGCCAATTGGCCCGCGTTCGAACCGTAGAAGGATGCCACGACCGTCACGATGTAGTGACGGCGCGAGATGACAACATCGGGGTCGTCCTTGGGAACGATGATGGCCGGGGGGCCCTCTGCATCGCTGCTCCCGACGCCAACGCCGCACCAATTTTCGTCAATGTCCGGCTGCGCCCCGGCCCGCGCCTGCCAGCGCTGCCGCACCAACTGCCCCGGCAGGCCCGTGATGCCTCTGACAATGGACTGAAGCGTCTCCGCAAACTCAACATCACCTTCCGGAGTCCTTAGAGCATCCGGGGTAAGGTAGCCGCCGCTCGCGGACGTGTTCGCCATAAGCCCTTGATACAGTTAGAGGCCCACCCATACCCCGAGGTAGAGCCGCTGACTACTCTACATGTCCAGCGGAGGCGCACCTTGATTGGTGTCAACCAGAGTACAGACAGCCCGAATCCACCCTGTGCCCCAATTGGTCCAAGGCATGATCTCTTGAACGGCGTATCGGGTGTTGTTCCACTCAATTTCATCCGCCCCGGTGCCGCGCGGTTGCTGCGACCCGTTCGTCAGCGGATACATCGTGAAGATTTCGATGGCGCCTGTGACGTTGATGCCGTCGGGCAACCGCTGCAAGGCGTGCATCCCGGCCGGCTGCACAACGCCCACAATGTTCTCAATGAGCGCCTGTTGAACTTCGTTCCAGCCCTGCTCGTTTGTGCGCTGAAGCATACGCCAGACGTTGAAGGTATCGACAAAGTCCGGGTCAACAAAGAGTTCTGTGACGTCGATGCCCGCCATCTCACGTCCTCTTGATCTGGTAGGTTACGGCATCGTACATCTGCCCGGTGTCGAACAGCGGCTTTTCACTGGCGTTGCCACGGGCCCGGCGGTCCGCCACCGTGGCGGGCGCCAACGGCGCATAGTCGCCCGTCATGATTTCAGAGCGAATGGCATCCCGCCCCACCTCCCCGGCTTCCTCCAGCAATCGGAGCGCCATCGAGCGCTTGCCTTCCACCATGGCAAAGGCGGCGGCGGTCAGCAGCTCGTTCATGCGGCTCTCCGCCTTGGCCATGCCGTTCGTCATAAACGGCCGGGGCGGGAGGTTGCTGGCGGGGTCTCCGGTCTCTAGGATGTAGGCAATTTCTGCGTTGCTGAGATTTGAGTCTTCCCGTGGACTGTCCTCAGGGATACCTACGAAGAGCTCGCGCTTTAATAGCTC